AAACAAAGGTTGGAAAGAAAGAGGCGTCTGTAGAATCCGACTGAGTCAAAACAGTTGCGGCACCACCGTTACCCGCGACTACATTATCAAGTGAGGTTTCTAGTTCTTGAAGAGCTTCTTTGGTGTTCTTATTATCACTGATTGTAGAACCAGTGAAAGTTCCAAAAGTTGTAGCACCAGCAGATACACCACCCAGTGTTTGTAGAGCATCTTGGTTTGTACCATCAGCTGCGATGTCTCTACCATCAACATTACCACCAACAGTGATACTATGAGTAACATCAAGTGAACCAAGAGTACCAACAGAAGTGATATTGGTTTGTGATGCTGTTTGGACTGTACCAGTCAGGTTACCAGTGACATCACCGGTGATGTCACCAACAAAGGCACTTGCGGTAAGTGTATTAGTATTTGGTACATAAGTAAGACCACTGTCACGCTTCAGTGAGACGTAACTTCCAGATTCTGCGAAAGCAAGAAAGTGTGGACTAGAACTACTCAGTTCTGGTGTAAAACCAACAGTGTCAGCGCTAGTGGCATTACCAGTGAGATTACCAACGAACCCAGTGTTGGCAGTAATCGTGGTACCTGTAACAGCTGCCGGAGTATTACCACCAACGATACCGTCAAGGTTACCAGTGACATTACCTGTAAGTGCTCCAACAAAACCACCTGAAGATGTTGTTACACCGGTTACATTAATTCCAGTACCATTAAGTACCTGTCCACCAATAGTTGCACTAGAGAATGTTGGTGTACCACCACCAAGAATGTAATCCTTAATTCTAGAAGCAGCTGTCTTCCTATTTGTTCCAGATGCCCCATCATCAACAATGAAAAGGTCAGCATCAACAATAGCTGCACCAATATCAGTTGCTCCATCAATATCAATATTGGCTACACCAACATCAGCAAATGATAAAACACCAGAAGCGTTAGATTGAAGAACCTGTCCAGAGGTACTGGCGTCTGCACTTGGTAAGGTGAGTGTTACACTAGAACCAAGACTATCTGGTGATTTGAGTGCTACAAAGTTAGTTCCGTTATTGGTTCCTTCATATACTTTGACACTACCGCCAACAGTAGTTGAATTGAGGTTCCAGAATTCACCTCCACCAATTAACTTATTTCCATCAGGTGAACCAACATATAGTTGATAACGGTCAGTGGTGAAACCGGGTTCTCCAACGGCCAACGTTGGTAGATCGGAATACGCACCTCTCTTTAACTTAATTACAGGAGATGACATCGATTATTGCCTAGGATTTATAATTGTATTTATAAATCTTTGTATACTTATATACTCTTAATAATCTCTAAACTTTCCAGCATCTACATCACCAATTTCAGCAATATCTTCTAACTTCATCTCACTTTCCATAACAGTTAAGAAACCAACTGGAATAGGAGTTTCTGTCTCTTTGACTACAATACCATCTGCAGATACTAAATCAAAACCACCCTTTGAATAGTTATATCTCATCACAAAATTATCCACTGATTCATTCAGTGGAGGAAACTTTGCATCTGGAAAATCAGTAAGATCCTCACCACTGTTCATGACCAAGTTCCTCCATCAAGATCATCAAGTGCAATGGTTCCAAGATCAACTTCTGCTTCTACTTGATCAATGAACACATCAGGAATATCCTCATCAGCTGCAGATTCCTCAAACACATTATCAGCAGTGATCAGAATGAATTTATCAGTGGCAGCATCATAAGATACCAACATTCCATCTTTTGATTCATCCAACTCTCCAAAGTTGGTATCCCCCAACTCTTCAATAGTTCCTGGGAGTTTGTTAGAAAGAATCTTTTTACCTTCAGATACAGAACCCTTTCTAACAACAACTCTGTTTGATGGTTTTCTTACAACTGTCATAAGATTAAGTGGCAATTCCTGCGGTTACATCTGCCTGACCTTCTACAAGTCTAGATATATTGCCAGAAGCAGAAGTCAGATATACATCATAATAATATCTACCTGGTTGTAATTTGACTGATGCACCCGCAGTCATTGCAATAGAAACTTCCCCAGTAGTAGATGTAATCCCAACAGAAAAACTGTTAGATTTTGCAGCACCTGGGTGTTTTTTGATTTTGGAAACTCCAGAGTAACCATTCAAATTAGTTACAGATCCATCACTCTCTTGAGAAACAAAGACTTCACTAAAGTCTGTTCCCTGAGCTATCACTATATTGATTACGGGTACAGCAGCCATCTTCTAATACTATTTTGAACTATTTATCTTGACTTTGTTGTTTCAATAATTTCTGTAATTCTGCAGTGGATCCAACAAACAAAGCATTATTGACAGTAGTTGGACCTTTGACATCTTTTTCTTCTTGAACATCTTTTAACTTCTGTTGTAATGTAAGAAGTTTATCAGTGGCATCTGCTACATTCTTAATCAGTTGTCCTGCAACTTCATACGCACGAGGCATCTCACTTTCTTGTGCCAGTTCAAGAATACCATCGATTGCCTCTTGACCTTTTTCAATGATCGAATAGAGATTACCCCTGGTATACTCATAGTCTTTCTTGATATCTTCTGATTGTGATTTGATTGTTTCAATTTGTTTCTCTACCTTCTCTACTTTTTCAACTTCAACCTCAGTAGATTCAATATCAAAGGTTTCATCCAGTTTATCATACTTATTCATGGTTCACCTCAAAATACAATAGAGTTGAATCCGAAATCGTCTCCAAACTCAATCAACTTATCATCATCCTTAGTGATACTGAACACAGGTGATCCACCAACATGTGTTTGTGCAACTGTGTTATCCTGTCCTCTTCTTATTCTGAGGGTATTTCCAATCACTTTCTCAACATACATCTCTTCTTGTCCAACATAGATATATGTTCCCTGTGTTACTGTAGTTCCGTCGTTCACATCAAAACTACCATCAGAAATCTGAACATCTTGTGCCAAGTTAGTGATCACACTATCGTCATAATCCTTAGTAGCTCTTGGAGTGACTTGATAAGTGAGGTCTCTAGTAGCAACTGTTCCATCTGTAGAAGATGCGATATACCCAACAGTGACCTTCTTGATAATGTCTCCGGTGACATCTGTAACAGGACCAAACAGGTAGATCTTAGCTGTAAATGTGAAAGTATAAATTAGAGCTCTTCTTGTTTCAAAGTTTCCCTCATAATCATCCTCCATAGTAACATTGTCAAGTGTGATAGGAATATCACGAATCTCATTTAGATTACCAAGAAACTTGATAGAGAGATTATAGGAAGGGTTGAAGTAGGGAAGAACTTGTTCAGTAATCTGTAACATATCATCATTCAACTTTGTATAAGCTGAAAGTACAAATGTCATGTTGTATGGAACAGGAGAATAAACTCTCTTTACCTGTTGACCATCAGGTGTAGTAACTGTGAAAGATTGATTCTTAGAAGACTTTCTACTTGGATCATAAACAAGATTAGTGAATTCAAATGACATCCTAGGAAGTGTCATCTGAATTGGTTTATTCAAATCAGCTTCTTGTTTCATACGAGCAAGAAACTTCTGAGTGGGACCATATGCCAGAGGCACTTTGATCTCACTCCAGGTTTTATCCTGATCATTCTTGTGGTGTACTTCAATGTCATTAAACAGAGATCCAAAGCCGATAATAACCGACCTAAAGATCTCATTATAAAAATACTCAAACATTGTTCTGTATACTTCCTATACCTATATTTAGTTAAGGCATTCCGAATGGATTGCTTTGACTAAAATCAATGATCTGATTTGCTTCTAATTGAATGGTATCATTCTCAGCAAATCCAGATACAAGATCATATTCTTCTTCTTCTCTGAGTGTATATCTGGCTCCAGATTCTTGTCCAACAATGATTTCACCAGGAATAAAGTCTCCATCAACAATGGATACTTCCAGAATTTCTTTTTCAATATCCCACTCTTTGACTCTAGCTGTTGTAGAGGAAGAAGAACCAACAATAATTTCATTGAAGATGTAAGTTCCAATACCAACATCAGTTCCAATACCAGGATTCTCAAAGTATACATTTGGAGCCATTGAGTATCCAGCACCTGCATATGTGATATATGCTGCTGTAACAATACCAGACTGGTTGATTGTAGCAATACCAGTAGCACTAGAAACACCAGTTGCTGGCATATCAAACCAGATATCAGGTGCCTCCCAATATCCACTACCACCACTAGTGATCTCAATCTTCATCACAGAACCAGTGGTGATTATTCCACAAGTAGCGGCAGCTGCTGCACCATCATCTTTAGGTGCAGTTGTGATAGTGATCATAGGTGCAACTGTGTATCCACAACCCGCATTCTCCAGATTGATAGCCCAAACCATACCACCATATAAACCATTACAGTTGATGTATTCATTGGTAATGGATGCAATACCAACAGCAGTAATACCAGGAGAAGAAGTGAATCCAACAGTAGGAAGTGCTGAATACTTTTTACCCATATTGGTAATGTAAATTGGAGATACAGAACCAGAAGGACAATAAGATGTGATACCAGTTGCTGTAGAACCAGAACCAACCATAGTCAATGTCTCAATATGACCAAGTTGTTCAATCTCAG